AGGTGTTTCATGTCAGAAGGTGTTTGATGATCTGATTTCGTTCTTTGCCCTTTGCTCGGAGAATTTGCTCCAGCGCAACGTAAGGGTTTACCGTCGAAACGTGCTTCCACTCTGGATTGCCATCGATGTTTCGAGCTGTCTCCAGACTCTCCACTCGGATGGCTCCGTTAGTTCGATGGATGTAGATGAAGGCAAAGCTGTTGTCGCTCATGGCTTGTCCTCTCGCCACAACAGCAGATCCGCTCGCAGTGCATCGTTCTCGGCCTCAAGCTGGTGGATGCGCTGCATTTGAAGAACGATTCCATCCTCCAGTTTCTTGATGCGAGCGTTTAACAATTGTTTCCGTCGAATCATATCGTTAGCTGCATTGAGTGAGCGTTCTAAATGGCGAGTAAAACTCGCTTCGCATACCTTGTATTTTGATTCACACGGAAAGAACTCTTCGGCATCCGTCCTCGGGGTGTCGCTCATTTGACTCCCTCTGCAATCAGAGCGTGCTCCAACAGAAGCACCGCATCCGCTGTCTTCAGTGTGATGTGAAGGCTAGGCTGCCGTTGCTGCGCCAAGCCCTTTAGATGGCCCTTCCAGCGCTTCCCGTGGGTCTTGCTGGTGCCTGCACCCAAAGTCTTCTGCCACCGCTGTGGTGTCACCTCGATGCACCTGGTGTTCATGCTGGCGATGAGGCCATGCAGGAACCCGACATTGCGACCGAATTGGAACATTGCCGAACCGGGCGCTCCCTTGCCTCCGATGTAGCCGCCAACTTTCTCGATGTAGCAGACATCCGACTGGGACAGGAAGTTGACCAGGACATCTCGGATGTCTTTGTCGGTCGTTGGCATGGCGTCCAGCGTCACACCGCTCGGGCCGTAGTGCGCCAGGCCGCCGCTCATGCCGGGGTCAATGGCCAAGATCCGTTTCACTTAGCAGCCTTTCGTAGCCAGGCCTGAATGGCTTTGTCGGCCACCGCCTGCATTTTGAGGCCGGCGGCTAGGCAGTAGGCCCGGAGAGTTTTGTGTGTGTCGGTGGTCACGTTGATCGTTTTGGGTTTGGTCATTTAAAATCTGCTTTTCTTGTGCCAATTAGTCATTGATGAAACCCATCCACCACTTTTTCTAAGAAAGTAAAAGGTATCCTCATCGTTTCCGCTAAATGTTAATATAATGGTAACATCTGGAAGAATAGATTTAGAAAACTCAATAATCCTAGTCATATCGCAGCAATTTTCTGGAGCAAACAGAAACGCAATTTCGTTTTTGTTTATTATCAGTATTGCTTTGATTGGGCATCCGACATCAGGGCCAATACTATCGTAATGGCGTAAGTCTCGATTTTCTTTAAGCAGTGAATCAAATGTCATTTTAGCTCCTTTTTAACTTTGGCCCAGTAGGCCATTGTCGAAGTCTTGCGGTCGCCAGTCGGGCCCCCATTCCATCTCCTGGCCAACTGCTCGGTGGTGGCGCCGCGGCCGTAGTGGGTCAGGTAGGCCTGGCAGACTGCTCGGGCCTGCACCCGGTTGGTCATGTCCTGGTGCCGGTAATGGCTCCCGGTGATCCGGTTGACGTCTAGGACAACGGCCTTGTGAATCTGGAGGCAGCCAATGGCCCGGCCTTGGTCACCGATGGCCAGGTCGTTGTTGCTGCTCTCGACCAGCATCAGGGCTGAGATGAGATTGGTCAGGTTCATGGCTGGACGTAGCAGGGGATTCCATTGACCACGATGATGCCGTGGCCGCCGTCGATTATAGCTACCACAGCGCTGGTCTCGGCCTCGACCAGTGTGGCCGGCCGGATGTACATCCCCGACTTGTAGTCGTGCAGGTCGCCGTTGGAATGGTCAAACGCCTGGAAGCAGGGCATCGAGCAGAAGTTGCCCATCTCCCGGTCTTCGGGCAGCGGTCCTTGGCAGTGGATGCAGGTGGTGGGTTGGAAGAGGATGTTGCTCATGGTGTTGCTGTTGTTTGCTTTGGTGGTGGTGGTTGTGTGCGCGTTGGCCGGTCGCGCCCCCGGTTGGGTGGTATTCGCCCCACCCGGGCGTAAATTGAATTAGTTCCAATCGGGATGGTTGCTGGTCACAAGAGCTACCCGATCCCATCCGCGGCAGAGTGCAATGTGACCGCCACCAATGTGAACGTAAGCCGAGTTAACTGCATTTCGCAGAATCTGAGCGGCTTGTTGGCGGGTCAATTCGCCAAGGTCTGCACCAGTTTTTAAAAGAACGATTGCAGTGCGCTCTTCTGTGGTGGGGGTGTTTTCGTATCGGACGGTGATCTTGCTCATGTTTTGCTTTGGTTTGCTGTTTTTGTTGCCTTCGACGTGATCAAGATGGGCGATGCCATGCCTTCCGTCTACAGCATTCTACTCTTTTCTGTAGATTTGAGAGAAAACCCAATGTTTGCAGGGTTCAAACAGGGGTCAAATTCTCCGCAGGTCGACGTAGCTCAGGCTCATGAATGTCTGAGCGTTGATCGTTGCGTCGAAGTAGCTGATGACCCTCTGGGTCTCTCGTTGCGAATAGCTGTGGTAGTCTTTCATGCGGGTCGCAACCACCGCCGGAAACTCAGTCGGCTGGCCGTTTTCCGTATCCCAGTTGCCCGACGTGAAGCCAAACTTCCGGCACCAGGTCTGCAAGTTCTCGGGCGGCACGAAGAAATACTCAGTCGAGAAGCTGTCCTCACCTCGGAAGCATTGGACGCCCTGGCCGCTCAGTAGATCGTAGCCGGCCGCGTCGAGATACCAGGCATCCAGGTCGAAGTCGGGCTCGTAGCCGGTGCCGAAGAATCCAGGCAGGCCCGGGGCGAAGTTCTGGGTGCAGAGGCAGATCGACTCAGTCCAAGAATCCAGGCGCCATTGCAGCAGGTTCCACAGCCAGGCCGACTTTGGCACCTTGTGGAAGAATGGGCCGCAGCCTGGGCCGCCGTTTAAAAGGCTTTTTGCAAAATACGGTATCGCGAAAATGTAGGTGTTACCTTCCCAGTCAAACTTGATTGACGTCAGATAATCAGCGTTTGCATTGACCGCCGAAGCCATTGAAAGCGGCACCGTGGAGGCGAATCGGGCACCTCGTTGATCCTTGAACACGTCGTCGATAGCCACCTGGACCAGGGTGACGAATGAGGAATTAGGCCCGTCAGGCTTGATGGCGAACTTCGGCGTTTTGTTTGGGCTGCCCAGGATCCGAACCGAGGCGTCCACACCGTTGGGCCCTCCCCATTTGTTGACCCAGAAATCAGCTTCAAAACCGTTGCTTGATTGATAGTCAGGGTCACCCGTACTGGCTCGCATCAGCTCGTTGTCGTAGTTGCCCGAGCTAAATCCCCAAGGCCCTCCTGGTGGGATGTAGGCCGCATTTATGGCCCCTTGGAACATTGTCGAAGCGGTTGGAATCGAGTCACCAATCTGAGTCGGGAACAAATTCTGCCATGGTATACCGGGAGATGTTGCTCCCGCTTTTCTTGATGGAACAATCAGAGATGTCTTTGTTCTTGAAGAAAAATAGAAGTCTGTCCATGCACCGACGCCATAGCCCGGGTTGTGGCTCTTGACGTAAAGTTGTAATTGTGAGGCGTAGGCCTCGAAATTAATCAGAATATTGCCGTCGATGCCTATCGGGCTTCCTACGCTACAGGCCAGCCCCTGGGGCGTCAGCCTGAGCAGACCGACTCGATCCTCGGTGATGTCGTGAACGTCTTCGTAGTCGTTAATAAATCCAGCCTCAACAGCCAGCCGGCGGCGCACGTCGATGACCTTGTCGAAGATCGTCGCCTCGTTGCCGGCAGACCAGAATGAGTCAAAAGTGCCTGAGTGAGGGTAGACCGTCGAAATCGTTATGGGTGTCGTGCTAATCTCCCAGACCGGACTCTCTCCATTATTGAAGATGTTGCAGTCGATGGGTGTGATTTGGAAGTAACCGCGGCGGCTGGTGAGGGTGATGCTGGTCGGGTTTTGGACCACGGTGATTCCGATGTCCTGGAGCCGTTGGACTAAGCTCCCAACACCCGGGAAGTTGACTTCGCTGTCCTCATAGGTCGGATTGGTGCCATTTGGGTCGATGGTATATCTGACTTGTGCACGTCCCCAGGTGAACACCAGGTCGCCGAGCTGCTGCCGGTGATCGCCTGGGTCGGCGTAGGTCTGGGGGTAAACCTGCCGGATGTCGTGATGCACCGTCGGGTCGATCTGGGCGCCCATCGTGTGTAGCCAGTCGAACATCAGGAACGGGTTGGCCACGTTGTTGGCCTGGGCCGAGCGTTCCAACGCCAAGAACGGCGAGGTGCTGGGTGCATTCCAACTCGGTGGGCCCTCGGCGAAATACGGCACGTCACCCGGGAAGTACGGGAAGAAATGGTAACAGAAGCCACCGTTAGGCCAGCGCGTGGCCCAGGTGCCGTCCTTGCGGCGTCGGAAGGCTCGAACTCCCCCTGGACCAACGAACTGCCTGTCGGCGTTCCCATCGGGTAGCTGGAGCAACACCTGCACGGTCGTCTTGCCGCAGTTGTGCACCCGCCAGCAGTCGTACCGTTGGTAGGTGTTGAGGATGCGGAAGACCTCGAGGCCCTCGATGGCGATCTCGGCCACAGCCAGGCCGTGCTTGTGGATCCGACCAGGAGGCAGTGTAGGGTCGGATGGGCCGAGGCTGCCGCGGACGTAGGAGGTCATTCCAGAGCCGGCCTGTGGATCCCAGCCCAGGTGCACGTCGTACTGGATGCCGGCCACCTCCCGGCGTAACAGCTCTAAGCTGTAGTGGATCGATCCGACGTCGCAGGTGAACGTATCTCCTACGGTGCTGTGGTGGTCGACGTAGACCTGGCCGCCGGCTGTGTCCAGGTACTTGTTCTCGAGCTTCGACAGGCCGACCTTAGCCGCCTGTTGGCTGTGCTCGTCGCGGTAGTAGCCTATTCCAGGGATGGACGGGTTAGGCACGCCTCCGTCGTCATGCAGGCGCATGGCCGTCTGTGGATCGTTCCGGTAGACATACCACACACCGTAAGGGAACGGCGCTGACCATTGATCGAACGGGCTAAATCTCGATTGAGCCCACAGCGGCCCCATCTCATTCAGGGCTGCGTGACATTTCGCGTCGAACCGGCTGTACAAGGTGTTCAGGTTGTAGGCCGTGAACATCTTGTCTTTCCTGTCGGTAGCGTAGGGCATGGGTCAGTAGAACCAGGACTCCTCGGAGGTCTGCACCGTTGTCGACATCACCGGGGTCTTTAGGGTCGTGCCGTTGGCGTTCTGCTCGACCCGTTGGCCAGGCCCGGCGATGAGCTGGGACCGTCGCACGGCCTCGATGAGCTGGTTAATGGCCCGGGCATGGTCTGCCTTTAGGCCGGTCTCGGCCAGTTTGGAGGGCAGTTGAATGGCCATGGCTAGTTAGATCTCGCAGAACTGGGCGAAGATCTTTACGGGGCTATTGGAGGCCTTGACGTACATGGTGGCGTCGACCCAAGGAAGCAGTGCGAACTGCCCGGCTGGGATCTGGAACGAGTACGGTGAGGAAGGCCCGATTGAGACTGGGTTGACCAGGTCCAGGTTAACCACCAGGAGGCGGTAGGGCGTCCCCAGGTCAGCGGTGAGGTCCAAGGTCTCGTCGCTTGTGCCGACCACCTGGGTCTGCTGCCCCATGTCGGTGCCGGTCATGTTGGCTATCGCACTGTAAGACAGTGAGTTGATCACAGCGCCGCCCTTGGAGGCGTACAGCCGGGCAGACATTTCGACTTCGTTGGACATAGGGTTGGTGCGTTAAATCTCGCAGAATGTGGCCTGGATGGTCACCGCGGCGGTGTTGGCCAGTAGGTACAGATTCGTGTTGATGTAAGGGATCAACATGGTCTCACCGAATGGCAGGCGCATCGTGCCGGCACCCGCAATGAATCCGCTTGTGAACGAAAGCTCGACGTAGTTGGTAGTGTCGAGATTTGAGATCAGCAGTTTGTATGGTGTCGAGACATCGACAGGAACGTCTAGAGTCTCGGAAGATGCGGTGCCGATGGATTGAGTCTGTGAACCCATGTCGGTGCCGACCATAGTCGTCGACTTGGTGTAAGTCACCGAGGGTAGGTAAGCGCCGTTTTTGGAGGCGTACAACCGGGCCGTTAATTGGATTTCGTCTGCCATAGTGTTAGTGGGTAGGTATTAGAAGAACGGGTAAATGAGTGTGTCGTAAGGTGCGAAAGTCCATGCGATGACCTGCTCAACCTGGTTGGTTTTGTTGACCAGGCTAGTCGAGAAGTTTGTCTGCTTCCAACCCCACACGGTGCCGAAGGGCGCTAAGACTGCCCCGGTGGCTGGATCCTTGGGAATTTTAGGAAGCATTTGTTGCACAGATAACGGAAGGTTCCAGTTCTGAGCAAACGATTCGACCGTGTAGACAGGCGGGATTCCGTTAGGAATTTGAGGCAGGCCTAGGTTGCCGCTGAAGGTGGCTATCCTGGTCAGACTCACTCGAGCAATAGGGAACGTGTCTTGGCCGCGATACAGCATTTGCCAGACTTTAAGCGCCATCGGATAACGAGCTGGATCTGCGAGGTTAGTATCTCTCTGGGATAAAACCTCACCGTTTTTAGCGGCTGTCTCAATGACGAACTTGTAGAGGTTTGGATTCCCTGTCGAGTTAGCCTCCTTGTCGACTGCCGGCAGAGCAAAAACCGAGACATCGAGGTAGTCGGTGCGGAACTCGTAGCGGATGTCTGCTATTTCTCCAGGTAGCGGGGCCGACTGGTCTTGTATTTTAAGGCTGGGGTCGAATGAGTTGCCGCCAATGGTAACCGTAGCCTCGGCATAGGGGCCGTCCTCGCGGATGCTGTATTTAGCGCCCAGGGCCACCCATTGGGCCGATGCGATGCGGAGGGTGTTCTTGTCGCCGCGGAAGGTTAGCTGGACCACCCGGCCGTTGCCGTTGTTGTCGTAGGCGCGGCTGACCTCGATGTAATCGTAGGCAAACGGCGATGGAATGGGTGTTCCTTGAATTGTTGCCATGTTATTCGACAGCCTGAGCTGTTCTGCCGGTGTTTACTCGGATTGCACGGGTCTCGTTGGTCTGGATCTTGATTTGACCCACAAGGGTGTTAACCCATCCAGGAGGCGCTTCCGTTGAGAACATTGAGGTCTCGCGTTTTGCCCTGCTGTCTATTGTGCCAATGGCGCCGCGTTGGATTGGTAATGCCTCGAAACTTCTGTTCACATCTTGAGGTGAGGCAAACGCTTCTTGAAAGCTTGCTTTTAATATTGATCCCTTGCCTCCCAGTGTTTGAAAGAAGCCAGTTAATCCATCTTCCATGGTTGCAGCATCTTTAGCGGCACGCTCAACTGCGTCTGCAAAGAAGTTGATCTCAGGCACTGCTGAAAGAATAATTGTGCGCTTTATCTCGTCGAATCGATCAGCCAATTTTCCAATAGAATCGATTTGATCTTTTGAGATCAGATTGATCGGGCCGATCTCCTTGATCTTAGCCATTGCACCCGCGGCCTTAAATGCCCTTTCTCCAAGAATTGCGATCATGGCAGCCTGAGTCTGTGCGCTGCTGCCTGCATCCTTGTGGGCCTGACCCATTCTCGAGATCAGGTCAATATTCGAGATGCTCTTGTCGTTAAGTTCAGCGACTGAAAAGCCAAGTGCTTTGAAGTATTCCCGGGCCTTTCCTCCCTCCTCAATAGCCTTTAGGCGCTCCTGCCCGACTGCTGTGATCGACTTGGCCATGGACTCGAAGGAAACACCCGTCTGGCCTGCGAGCACCTGGAGGCGCTGCACGTCGTCGGTGCTGATGTTGAGTTGCTCGGACAAGTCCCCAATGGCGTCGACTGTCTCGACCACCTTTGAGACAAAAGCTCCAATGGCAGCAACAGACAGTGCCGCGCCTAACTGCATTCCAACGGTTGACCGAAACTTGTCGGTCACGCTCGAGGCTCGTTTAAGGCCGCTTTCGTAGGCCGAACCGTCCAGGCCCAGTTTTGCAATAAGTGAGAAAATGGCCATTTGTTAGTTCCTTACTGTCTCCCGTTCTTGACCCAGGCGCCAGAGGGCATCGTTCTTATCGTTCCACAACTCGACCTGACCGTGCATTTCGGCGTTGGTCAGGAAGAACCTTTCGGCATCGGTCACCGGCATATTCAGAACCGTCTCCTCAGTGAATCCAATGTCGACCAGGCCAACCAGCAGCCTTTCGGGCCAGGGCATGGCCGCCTCCCTGGATCCTGCACCGGGCTGCCTCAGAACCTCGGGACAGTCGGATTTGTCTCCGATCCACTCCTGGAGGGTGTGGCATTCCTTGACCAGGTCAGACTTGCTGACCTTCTTGCGCATCAGCCGGAGCGGCACCCACCGGAACATCGAGGCCATGGTCTTGATCGACTCCTTGGCCGATTGGCTGCACACGACAACAGCCTCTACCAGGTCGTTAGCGGTGGCCCGGCCTCCGGTGACGAATGGGGATCCTAGACGATGCAGCAGGATGGCATGGCCGACAGTAAAGGGCACCATGCGGAGCCCGATCACCATCGGACAAGGCTTGGCTGTTGCGCTTAGGATGGCGGCCAGGCTGCTCACACGTTCAGGGCGACAGCGGCAGCGGTGGTCAGGTTCTTGAATTTCTTTACGGTGATCGAGACCATGGCCTTGCCGCTCTGGGTCATTTTTACCGAGCCACCGCCGGCATAGATGAACCGGCCGGTGTTTAGGATGTCGGCTATGCCCATCATCTTAATCGCTGGGGCACCGCTTATTGCCACCGTCCCATTGACCGGGGCCAGTGAACAGAAGGCTAGGGCGGCGGCTGCATTGGCGCCCGAGGGAATGAGGTTCAGGTTAAGGGTCACCCGTTCGTTGTAGCCGATGTGGCCGACAGTCTCACCGGCGCTATTGCGGACCTCCTCGGTGTCAGCTTCGTGAGTAAGGTCATAACTCTCAATCGAAGCCAGGGCGGTGAAAACTGCGGTTGCGTTGTCGGTGTCGAACATGGTCACCGAAGCCGGTGAACCAAACTGGTATGCGAGTCCTTGTGAATTAGCCATTCGTGTGGGTGGTTAGATGGTTGCCGAACAGTAGAGGGTGAAGGTCCGGGTAAACGTCCTGGACCGATTAGAAATTGAGGATGCTCCAAAGTCCAGAGGGGCGGCGAATTGCGCCGTAAAGGGGCCGCTGGCGTCGTTTGATGGCGCGTTAAGAGCAGAGGCCCCGGTGTCGTCAAAGAGAGGCAGGATGAGGTTGTCGAGCACCTGTACGGTGGTCAGCACAGCAGCCTCGTCGGTGTCGTCGGCCGAGAGTTGAAGCTCGACAGCGATCTCGACTTCGCAGGTGAGGTCGGTGCGCTGCATTGGCCTGGCCGAGTTGGTCGAGACCACTAAGCGCGGGAAGTTGGGCATGACGTCCTGGTCGTCTGGGTCGTCGTAGAGACCGCGGCTGTAGGACGTCAGGCAGGTCGGTGTGCCGGCGCCGGAGGCCGACCAGTTGGCGGCCGCCAGGTAGTCGGCGACTGCAAGCTCTGCTCTTAGGGCGGCGGCGTTCATTTGATTGTGATCCCGTTGTCTTCCAGAACCTTACCGTTTGCCAGGAGGGCCTCGGTCATGTGGTTGATCATCTCGGTCGTCTCGTCGTCCATGGCCTTCTGCATTGCCTCGTTGTAGATTTGCGCCACTCGGTTGTACTGGTTGTCTGCCACACCTGTACGCATCGAAACGAAAGCGGTGGGATTAAATCCAGGAACCGCCTGAAATCCATGTGCAACAGTGCCTTTGTGAATGGCTATGTTTTCCTCTTGTAAACCGTACTGATTAGCCACGGCAACAAGGGCTGCGTTTGGTTTCTTTTTTGCCCTGTATCCTGGGGGTTTGACTAATGGCACCCACTTGGGGGCGGAGTATTGGCTGAATCCACGGTTGTAGATGCGGATTGATTTCACCACCGCGCTGCGAAGATATCCAACAGATCCAATGGACTTCTTCATCAACGCCGAGGCAGCCGCCTTCATTCTTTTTCCGTAAAGACCATGGCCTCCGTTTAGGTTTGCTGTTGGGTTTTTAGCGGCTTTTGCTTGAACGATAAGGTGGACTCTCCTGAGAATTCTTGAGGTTCCAACACGTTTTCCGGTCTTCTTAGACTTGCGGTTGATGTCACCGACAGGCGTCCCTAAATAGTCGGCGATCCTGCGGCGCTCCTGGCCCGGGCTCTTGGGCGGCACCAAAACGAACAGCCGGACCATCAAATAGAAGAACCGGCTGTTGATGGCCTTATGCAAATCGCGGCTTGTCGTCAGCAGATACTGCTTCATGGCAAGGTCGAACTTGCCGCTGTCGACCGTCATGTTGACTCCGAATTTCACTTGGTCTTCGCCCCCAGCTCGAGGTTGTAGTAGGCGCCGGAGGCATCCACGCGGCAGGACAGGATGCGGAGGGTGCGGCCTTGATAGACCAGAGTCCTACCGACCACCGGCCGAGGCTTGCAGAAGGTCAGGGCGATGCGGTCGCTGTTCTCCTGGAGGATGAACAGGCTGTCTTCCTTGAGCAGCCGGGAAAAAGTCGTGCCCTGGTCGAGCGTGTAGAGCGTCGAGTCCATCGAGACCAGGGTGCTGTCGCAGGTTTTCCAGTCGGAGAACATGACCAGGATCCTGGATGTCACGTTGTCCTGGAACCCACCGGAGATGGGCACGTTGGCATCGTTGACGGCAGCCGGGATGCACCGGATCGACGTCCCTTCCCAGATGAACATGGGCGCCCCCAGCATTTGCTGGAGCACCGCCATGCCCTGCTGAAGACTGGATCCGATGGTGGTCACGGTGTGGTAAAGAAAATGCCGGTGACGATCAGCCTGGAAGTAGCCTGAACGCGCGATGCTAACTCTAAAGAGTCGCCGTTTTCGTAATGAGTCAGCACAGCGTAATTTGCGCCTGCCGGCACGTTGGCCTGGATATCGGTTTTGGCTGCCGCTGATAATTTATCGGCATAAAACTCAACAGTGCCCGAATAGGTCGACGTGGCCGGAAGGCTCAATCTCAGGTCGCCAGAGGCAGCGCCAGATACCGCTGTGACGGTAAGGTCGACCGAGAACCACCGCAGATTGCCGATGTTGGTGAACCGTGCGGAATTGACTGTCACCGTGTAAGTGCGGCCGCCGCCGGAGTCCACAAGCGTCGGGGTGTAGGCCGTGGCCGATGTCAGCGCCGATATGTCGGTGTATAGCTCGGTGAAGTTGTCGTTTATCTTCTCGCCGGCGCCGCGGAGGGTGTCCCCGGTGTTGTCGTTGGCGATGGTGCCGATGTTGATCGTTTGCTGGGCCATAGTTTTATTTCTTGGGTAGGACGTACCAGCCGGCCGGGAGGGTTACCCGGGATGGCCCGACCAGCTTCTTGTCGGCATCGAAAGCATAGACGCTGGCCTTCACCGGCTGGGCCAGCATCACCGGATCACCGCTTGGCACCAGGACCACCCTGGTCATCTGGCAACCCAGGCAGGTCAGCAATGCGGCCATCCAGATCGCTCTTGAGGGCCTCGGGAGCTTTGCCATGTTGCACATCGGTAGGTGGTGTTTCGCGGAGCCAGTCGAGCAGAGCCTTGAGGATCTGGTAGAACCAGTTCACGGCTTAGTTACTTCGGCTTCCTTGGCATCCTTAGCCATTATAAGACCAATGCCGGCGGTCACCGCGGCAATGGTCGAGGCGATGTCGATGTTGGTGCTGGCATCACCATCGAAGGCAGCCCGTAAGGCACCACCAACAGCGACGAGGATTGCACCTACACCAGCGAGAGTTGTTTTCGTGTTTTTCATTTGGATTTGAACAGCCTATAGGCTCCGTAGATGGCGCAGGCTAAGCCAATGAGCGCAGTGATAAGCTGAACCCAGTCGGTAAGCCACGGAATAAACGAAACAGCGGTGGCGCCTGCCGCTGCTGCTAGGCTTAGTCCAGGGCTGGTGCTGCTGTTCGTTGGTTCCATTACTCAGTAGGCTGTGCGGCTTCAACCACCGGATTCGCCGCTTTGTAAGCCGCGACAACCGTCGGAGTCCACAGCGCGTTCGCGATATTCACCACCTCAGTGGGCTGACCTTCCAGCGAGTCACCGGGATTGAGAGTATACTGAGCGGTAATCTCAGAACCGACAACCGCGCCATCGCTGTCGTAATCAACTCCGGTCGTAACGAACAGCGAGTTGTTCTGATTTACCTGCACTGAGACGATATCAACTGGTACGATCATTGGATGGTGGGGCTAGGGGTTTGAGCGGCGGCGTAGGCTGCGACAGCGGCAGGAGTCCAGACAGCGTTTGCAATCGCGATAACCTGCTCAGGCTGACCAGCGAGGTCTGAGCCGGGAGTCAAGCAGTAGCGGCGGAAGGTGGAAGCCTTCACGGCTTCGCCATCGACGATCTGGTCCGACAAGCGAACCTGAAGCGTCGCGTTGGGAAGAACTTCGCAGAGCGAGAAAATAGAGCGTTCGGTGAGTGGCATAGGATTAGACGTTATAGAAACCAGAAATTGCAATGTCAGTTCCGTTTCCAATTACAGCTATGAGGTTTGTAATAGTAGCGGTAGAGACGGTTGTTCCGGTCATACAAATTTGCGATCCAGTAACGTAGCCGGAAAGGAATGCTGCATTGGTTTTCAAACTTGAAAAATATCCAACGCTTACAGCAAAAAGACCAGATCCAGAAGCAAACGGAAGGCCGGAAATACGGAAATCCTCACCAGTTCCAGCAACCAAAACACTCAACCGCAATGAAACATAAACGCGATTTCCAATTTTGGTGTACGTTCCTGTTTGACCTGTGTAAGTAGCGGTTCCACCGATATTAGGAGTCCAAGTCCCCTCCTCGTAATCGTTCAGTAGCTCTGAGGTCATCGTTCCGCTGCCGTTCGCAGTCGCGGAGAAGTCGATGCCTTTGCCGGACGTAGTCATCACTACGTTGCCGGTGGCCAGAGATAAATCCCCCGACGGAGCCAGCGTCAGACCCAACGTTGTACCTGTCGGGTAAAAAGCAAAACCACCTGCGCTGCGGTTGACAATTTCGTAAGGGTTTGTGTTGCCGGGTTGAATATTTAACGCTTGGGATGTGTGAATCTCGACACCACCCTCCACTCGCAGCTTGGATGAGTATACTGGAGCGACTGTTGTACCAATACCCACCGCATTGGTTGTAGCGTTAACAGCCAACACGTTCGTATCCACCGTCAGATCGCCGGTGATGGTGGCGGAGCCAGCGGTAACGAGTCCCGTGACAGTCAGTGCTCCACTCGCAGTCGGCGAGGATGAGAGGATGTTGTTTACGCTGATCTTCTTGGTCGTACCAGATGCCGCCATTGTCGTGTCAGAGACATCGACGACAGGAAACATATCGTTGACTGGATCAGCAGCCGTTAAGGCTGTTAGTGCTGTAATCTTTGAATCTGCCATAGGTCAGTTGGATTGAATTGCGAGTTTAAAGAGGTCTTCCTGTTGCAGAAAACCAGCGTCTTCACGCAACAGAGAGTCGAAAGTGCCAAAGGTGATGACGATCTTTCCGGTGCCGTCTTCTTGCAGCACAAAGAACTCGTCCTCTTGCAGAACATCTCGACGCAGCACCGGCGCATCAGTGCCACCGGATTGGCCGGTAAACAACCGATTGAGTGCTATGCCGATTGAGATCATTAGGCTCTGGCGTTAAACGCTACAACAGAACCGGATGAGATTTGAAAGCCGGTGATGTTGCCCACCAGCGGGAAGCCAGCAGGAATGGTCTTGGAGGTCCAAGTGCCGGATATTCCAAATCCCGTAATGGAAGTGAACACCGTCGGCTCGGTTGGAATCAAGCCAGACCAGTTGCCGGTCTGAGCGGCGGTTGTAGTCACCAGCGCGAAGCCTTCTCGGCCCATGCTGTACTCGGTCGAAATGTCTGCTTGAACGGCCATAAAATTGTGTTTCGGTTAAAGGGAGGGTCACCAGCGTATCCAGTGACCCTCCCAGTTTTGGTTGTTTAACCTTTGCGGATCTTCGGTGCCAGACTGCCCTGTATCCACAGGATCAGTTTGCCTCCCTCGGGAATAGTCGCGGTGTTGAAGGCGGTGCGCTGGAGTGACGCATCGACTTCGGGGCCGGCGACAATCTTAGCCTTGTCGTTTCGGTCCACCGAGATGGTTGTGGCGATTCTCATGGGTAACCTTAAGCGGTGACCAGAACTTCGGCCTGGGTCGTGTCCGCGGCCGCGGCACCGAACATGATGTCGTAGGACGCCATGTGAGCGCGGGAAGCGCGGCTGTACCAGACGGAGAGCAGGCAGCTCAGGCCGTTGGCGGTGGTGACGGCGCGTTGCTCGAGGAACTCACCGGCGATCATGCCGACCGGCAGGCCGGAGGCGATGGCGATGGCATCAGGGCCGCAGACGAAGCCGGCGGTGTTAGCCTCGGCAGAGGTCCAGCGGTTGTTCTCGGCGACCACGTCGAAGCCGAACCGGCCGTTCGCCAGCAGCTCCAGGCGGCTGTCGGGGAAGGTGTTGCTCGCGGCAGAGAACTGGAGGCGAGCGATGTGGCCACCGTCCAGGATGAGGTTCTTGCTGCGGTAGTTCTTCGCCAGGGCGAGGATCGCAGGCAGATCCGAGGTGTCGAAGTTGGCCGCGGTGCCGATAACAGTCGCGGCGCCGTAGTTGCCCGAGACCATCAGGGCGGTCAGCACGTCGCTGATGCCGTAGGCGAACAGGTCGGCAGAACCGGCAGCCAGGTCGGACAACATAAAGCCCTGGTTAAGCTCCTGCTGGGTTACCGTGAAGTTCTTTGAGATCTGGTTCACGGTGACCGCGGTGGCGGCCAGCGTCGAATCGTTGTTGGTTTCCCAGGACGTCGGGTTGGTCTGGGCAGCGGTGCCGGTGGTGTACTTCTTGACCTGCACGGACGCGCGGGGCCGGAGGTTATCCAGGCCGACGTTGCGGCTGAAAGCGGAGACCAGGGCCAAACGAGTGGCGGCCACGGTGATCACTGCATCGGCTAGATAATCGACAACCAGGCCCGAGGCGAACGTGTTGGCGTTCTGGGGGGCGTGGATGGCGCTCTGGCGCAACAGCTCGGAGTGGTTGGCCACCAAGAACTTGCGGCGGTCATTGCCGGCCTGAAAGCCCTTGTGCTTCTCGAGCAGTGCATTGCCGAGGTTCTCGATGCGAACCGGGGCGACGGGCTCCGGTGCAGGGGCGGCGGTGGGGGTCTTGGCGCTGATGGCAGCGGCCACGGCCTTGGCTACGATGGCGTCGATGTCGAGGGCGGTCGGCGCACTAGGAGCGGCCGCCACCACGGTGTTGGAATCAGTCATATCGTGTGGTGTCTGCTGTGATGTCGGCGCGGTTGTCGCGCCATCGTCGGCAGCGTTAGTGCTGCCGGTCGAAAGTTTGTTGTCTGTGGTTTCGCCCTCCTCGACTTCGAGCTGGGCATAGAGTGCCTTGAACCAGTCACGGCCGGCGGCACCTCCCCAAAGGTTGGCAGCCACGTCAGCCGGGGTGTTGGCTTCGGCCTCGAGGAAGCGCTCGTTGCGTCCCCACCAGGCGTTTGCCGTGCGGACCTTGTCCTCGGTGGGCGCCTCACCGGCCACTAGGGCCTCGGCGTCCAGTAAGGTCTGCTTCTCGAGGCCATCACCGGCCAGGCCTTCAGCATACTGCTCGAGGCCGCGGCGAAGGTTGCTTCGGACGGTCTCGGGGGCGGTCTTGGTCACTGCCCGCGGATGCCAGCAGGCGGCGATAGACATTTGCTCGTCGGTGTGGCGGTTAGCCAGGCCATACTGGATGGCCTCGTCAGCGGTGAACCAGGTCTCTGATTTCATTGCAGCCCGAATCGATTCGATGCTGCGACCTGTTTTCTTACGGTAGATCCCTGCCAACACCTCGGCGTGTTGATCGAGGGCGTCGGCCATTTTCCTCATGTCCTCCGAGCTGCCGGCCACCATGCCGGAAGGGTCGTGAATCATTATCAGCGCGGCGTCGGCGATCTCTACAGTGTCACCTGCCAGGGCGATAATTGACGCAATCGAGGCAGCGATGCCGACCACCCGGGTGGTGACGGGCGCCTGCCGGCCTCGAAGCATATTATAGATAGCCAGGCCGTCCCAGACGTTGCCGCCAGGGCTGTTGATCTCGACCACCAGGGGGCCGGGGCCGACCTCCTGCATGGCCTGGCTGAAAGCCTTGGCCGATACACCGGAGCCACCGAACCAGTCCTCGCCGATCTGGTCGAATATCTGGAGCACCGCCGGTTCATGGACCGAGGCTCGGGGGCTGTAGGAAAGCCAGTTGGTAACTTTAGTCATTGGTTTTCTTGGCTCTGGTTTTCCGCTTTTTGGGCTCGAGCACTGCGATCACCTCTTCGATGGGCTCGGCCGGGATCGGCTCGGGCATTTCTTCGGAAGGAGGCTGCTCAAGAGCGGCCGCGGCAGGCTCCGGTGCTATCGGCTGCTTTTGCGCGGTCGAGATCTGTGAGACGTCCAGGCCGTACTTGACCGCCAGGTCTTGGATGTACCGGGCCTGTTGAGCCTTGGCCTCCAGG